CCGCTATTGATCAAGCGGGCATCGGTCTTTCGACAGACCGTCCCCCAGCAGATCGCTGGAAGAGTCGTTTTACCTGAGTTGGGTAAGCGGCTACGTGTAGGGATTAGCCTTTAAAGCTAGATTCCACATGTTACTGTGGAGGTCCTCTTACAACTAAGTGCTAGATTCCGAATACGGGGGGACATGAAATGAAATTTCGCGTCACCTCGTAGAAGGAAAACTGGCAAGTGGTTCAATAAGAATTTACTTCCAAACACGGAGGGGCTTAGCCTATTCTCAGGTGAATAGGTGAGTTCCGAGTCTCCCAGCAATTCGCTAGGATGTGTTGTCATATTAATATATGTCGACAGTTCTCAACTGCCTTATAATAAAAGGTGAGTTTCCAAGTCACATAATAAGCGATTCCGTACGGTTTTGACTTTTTGACAAGAAGATCAGATTGTTTAAGGGATATTTCTCTTTCTTTCGAAAGATACTTCCCTCTTCTCGTCGAAGCTTGTACGGGACAGTGTGTGAGGTGAGGTGGTGTAGTCTGACTGTAGTGAGATGTCAGGCCTCAAATGCTTTGGCTGGAGGGCCTTAGTCACCCCCGGAAACGGGTCTACGAGAAAAATCTCGTACACCCTCTGATCCCTTGTTGGGACATCCGGGTAACACACTCTGTTATTTCGCACGTCGATCCCCTCGCTGGAGGAGGTATGTAGCGCTGTACGCGCTGTACATACCCAACCTCGCGGCGGGATCGACATGAAAAAGATAAGATGGAGTTGCCCTAAAGTAGCTCCATCAGGAAATGGCCAGCTTCCAGTGCTAACGCACCCGTGGCTCCTACAGCGGTGCGGGCGACTTCAATGAAGTCGTCCACACCGTTGAAGAACTCATGGACTGCGGTATGCACCGTGCCGTGCTGACCAATCGTGGGGGTCACATAAGGACCTTGGGCTGTCGAGATTGCAACACCGTTTTTAACGATTTGCATAATCTGATAGCCTGCCTCGGATACACTGTTCGTGAATCCGCCCCGCGCTTTGATGCGGTACAGTCCCCGGGCGGGGATGTACGCATTTGCTCCGTAGGGCCGTGATAGTAGGTTAAGACCATCATGGGCCGCTCCATTCGTCAGTGCGGGTGTTAACACAGCCACTTGTGGCGTGTTATGCACTCCAGCTGACGCTTGGATGCTGAGCATAGTCGCTGTCCGGACCTTCTTAACGAGGGTCTGGTCAGTGTTCTGTGGTACCATGAACTTGATGGAGAGCTCAATGGATAGACGTCCAATCTCGATTGGGCCACCGGTAACACCGGTGGTACAAACATAGAGATTGGCGAGATCATATCCAATGAGATCCTCAGCGGTTTCCTCGAAGCGGAGTTGCTTCCAGGCGCCCTGAGACTGCGCAGCTTTGCAATCTAGCTCAATTGAGCCATCTTGCCATACTGCGAAGTTCTCAGCGCCCGCTGAGTTCATGGCTTCCACCTCAGACACTGGGGCCGCGTCTTCGGGCCGGTAATCCAGTGCCATTATCACAGTTCCTGCTTGAGTAGCGGGACTGCGGGTGGTGTATTTCGCAACTAGTTTCTCTACTCTGTAGAATTGCCAGTTGCGTGATTTCTTCTCAAGGTACGGGAACACATCCTTCATACCAGGTTGAAGTGAATACTTCGACACGGTAAAGGCTGCGTTTCCTGTGACCGCTCCAAGGAACTCACGGTGGTGTACCGGAGCGCTTGGGCGGACCTTGAACTTGAGAGTTTTAGAGGAGGCGAGAGGTCGCGAACGCGACTTGGCCTCTCTCTTATTTTTCTTATTCTTCTTGTTGGGCATTTTGCTCGATTTGCTTTGTATGGGATCCAAGGATCTTAATCAGAGCCCCGAAGAATAGGGGATGAACGGCTCTCGCCGGATCAGTGGACTGTACATCAGTGTGTGACCAAGTTTTCTCTTGGGAGCGCCGTGCAGTCTCTCGGCATTTTGTTTAGCACGGAAGTATTAAGCTGGAAAATCACATCCAGCACCGTTTTGGGCAATTATACACACCAACCCCATTATCCCTCCAGCGGAACTCGAGTAACCAATTCGAGTATTCCATCTGGAAGGGTAATGCTTGGCAGTGGCGGGCAGTAAGGGAGACCATAAGCATAAGTATCGCAAGCATGTGCTTGTCGAGGCCTTCTAGGCTCATTGGTTTCAACCCCATTGTCCGTGTCTTGATCCGCTTGATCATTAGCTTGAAGTCTTTCACTTCAATCTTTCGATCGCGGCCAAGATACTGCAACAACATCAGGCGATTTTCCCAAGCCTGGACCTCCCTCTTCGGAGCATATCCCTCTTCCGGGATATCATCTCCATAGTGTGTGATCCAATTAGCTTGTGGAAGGACGTCGGTTGCGAGTGTCGGAGGAATCCCTTTCATAAAGAAATATGAGAGTTTTGGATTCGCTACGAACCTTGCAGCCATCTTCCGCTGTGTTCGAGTAATCTTCACTTCCCCATCGTTTGCGAGCTCCAGGTTTACCCCGTAGCCCCCAAGATGAGTAGGAAGATACCAGTTCGGTACAAAGGAGTTGAAACTCCAATTATCGAAGTGGCTCATGATTTCCGGAAGGAAACATGAGGTCCATCTACACAGTCCAGCCATTTTGTTGTATGCCACTGCCATTGCCATCGGCGTTCGAAGACTTTCTCCACCGCCGCCGCCCCCCTTCATCAGAATTCTCTGATTGAGGTAGGCTGCGCGAGCCATGGAACCGTCTTTCTTCAGGTAGAAGAGCTGTGAGTTGATCATCGCGGTGTCGAGAGAGATGTAATTCTTTCCCGCGCTATAGCGAAGACCAGCCTCACGAGCGAACTTCTCATGAAGAACAGCAAAGAGAGAATCACCCTTGCAGAGGAGGTCGTCACCGTTGATGATGACGTTCCTCTTCCAGCGGAGTTTAAACCTCTCTTGGTTGTCGAACTTAATGCCGAGTTCATTGGCGATCTGGAACCACTTATCAATAGTGTGTTCATAGACCGCCAGATTGATGAGACACAGGAGCGGGAAGCTAAGGGGAGAACCCATAAGCTGTCCGTTACTGCCATCCAGCTCGAGGCAAGGTTCTTTCGAACCTACTCCGAGCAGACGGGTACGGTCCGCACTGACGTCCTTGTATACGACTTTGCCGCCTCTCAAGGAGAGAAGGGCGAGGTCGCGATACTTAGACGGAGGTAAGGCTTCCAAGGCGACGTAGGTAATTCGTCGCTCTAGGTAGTCTGTAGCAGCCGTATAGTCAATGGAAAGCCACTGTTCATGCTCTGGCAGGTTTGCATGAACGCGGTTAACCATCTCGGTCAAGTCGTCATCTTCCATGGTGGAAGCGTGACACCTTTTCCAAGCATCAATCATCTCTCCTTGCAAGGGCTGCAGGAGAGTGTACAAGTATCCGCAGCCTTTCGTGATGATTCGAAACTTTCCCGGTTCAGGGAGAGCTATCGCCTCTACACGATTGGCTTCGGAACATAGCCGTTGAGTGTCGAACTTACCAGTAAGGTTCGTAATACACTCATCAGCCACGGCCTGTCTATAATTCTCTAATCGTCGAGCTGACGAATGGAGTTTAAATTTCAGGTCTTTTTCTAAGGCAGCACGTGCCAGGTATCGGTATTCCTTGATAAGGGATTTCCGTATACTGGCAGCACTCCCGAGGTACCCTCCCTGCAGATCAACAGGTTTGATGGGTAGTCCTCGCGGTGCGACAACTTGCTGTCTGGTTAGCTTCGGCGGCTGGCCGAGCAGAGGTAGGTTCTCAAAGCGCTCAACTTTGACGTCCTTACTCTCTGACTCGTCCACCTCTCCAGGCTGACCCTTCCCATCGAACAGATGAGGATTAATAATCATCTCTGACAGTTTGGAAGACTGTCCGAGACGTGACTGTGGTGGTAGAGTTGTTCTAATTCTCCCACAGCCACTAGCGGTAGATTCGTACGCTGGAAACAGCCCCAACGGACCCCCTCCCTTGCGGGGCCGTTGTAGGCATGCGTGCGACGATGGTACCAGTTTCAGTCCACCACGTTGAATCCCACCAAAGGTTCGACGTGATGTTTCTGTCACTGATATCAGGAGACCATAACTAATGTCTCCATCTTTCCTCTCACAGATTTTGTCTGCGTGACCGAGGAGAGCAGCGAGCTTTCTCTTATCACCCAAATTGGGCCAGCATTGCTTGGCACCTTTTTGGAGCGAATAGATAAACGCTCGGTCTCTCCTGGCCACATGGACTTTAACCGTGCGGTGGAGGATACCGGTAAACAGTGGGCATCTCTTGTCAAGCCATTCAGGCGCGACTGGGTCTTGCGACTCAGGAGCACCGAAGACTTTTCGGAGATACACCTCGGTCCAGTACTTGATTAGGTACTGTTCCCTGTTGTCGTCACTCAGAGTGTCTTGGATGAGCTGCGCGGTTCGCGCAAAGCATCTAATATATCTCTTGAGTCTCTTTGGTGAGAAGGGTTCCTTGTTCCTGGAACGCCTCCCAACGAAGACTCGGATGAGTGACTTGACCAATTGTTCTGTCACACCCGCTCTAGGAGCGTCTGTAACTCTCTTCATAGATCTGAAGAGGATGACATCCACGAGTAGTATGGTAGACCTTGTATTGGTCTGGCCCACCTTTCCTACACATTTCAGCAGCAATGTACTGCCAACAATCCGTTGGTCGTGCTCCTCGTCTTTGACAGACGAGGGCTGAGGGTCGCCCGGATAAGCGACCCCGAGTGCAGTCATTTTAGAATCGGAAACTTTTGATTCTGACATGACG